CATACTTAATACAGTGTCGTCTTGATTCTGTACTATTCCTACATACTCTGCGCCGCCGTAGGTAACCAAACTTAAAAAAGGGTATTTTTCAAATATTTCTTCTGCTAACGCCGGCATTAAACACTTTCGATAAATACTGTATGACTGTTATTACTGGATATTTATATGCACAAAAGCACACTGCAGTTATTACTGATACAGGAGTTAATAACCTCATGAGTATGTTTTACACACCCAACATTAAAGTCTACAGAGGTATAGACAATTACATTCGTATTGAATTTAAAAACCGTGATCAAAAACGTGTTAGCATGACAGATCACACAGCAAACATTGTTATACTTGACAAAGAAAATGGTGTTGCATATGTAGAACGTGCGCTTACAGCAATTGATCCGCGCAAAGGTTTGTTTGAAGCAAGTATTACTAAAAGTGACCTGCTTAACCTAGACAGCAAGTTTTATAGTTACGGACTAAAGGTCACCAATCCAGAAGGCAGAACAGCACCGGCATATGCAGACGACAACTACAGTGCAAACGGTGTATTAGAAATTGATGAAGGTGTTTATCCTCCATTCACAGCAAGCACAACAGAAGATTTTGGTAGTGGTGATACTGGCAGCACTATTGCTATTGCACCTTATGTAAATCGCAACACAGCACAACACACTGCGCAGGTTTATTTTAGCAGTGCGTTCACAGGCACCCTGGAGATACAGGGCTCAATTAATCCAAGTAATAGTATTCAAAACGCTGATTTTACAACTATCTCAACCACAAACTATACTGCACAAACTGACAACGCTTACATTAACTTTACTGGCGTATACAGTGCAGTGCGTTTTAAGCGTACAACTACCTCAGGAACATTGAGTCAAGTATTATATAGACCATGAGGCTAGTAGGGTTTGGCTGTAGTTTTACCTATGGCAGTGAACTGCAATCATCAGATATAGATTCTAATGACCATTGGGGTAACACTCCTCATAGAGAAAGTAATGTCTGGTTAGGTCGCCTAGCAGATAAATTAGGTGCAACGTTTGACAACCGTGCAGAACCAGGTAACAGTAATTATGCAATACAATATCAGTTTGCTGACTGGTTTAACAACAATAGAAATCCTAGCGAAAGTGTAGTAGTGTGTGTTGCTTGGACTGCTTTACCAAGATTTAGTTGGTTAGATGATACTTGGACACACAATGGCACAGTTCGAGATGACCAAAAGTTTTTGCACAGTCGCAAGGATTGGATTACTAGCAACGTTGATCACATCTATTGGACTGACGCGGCAAAATTATTTGTAAACAGTGTTTGCAAACTATACAACATACCTATATTACAGTTTAATGCATTGGGTAAACATAAACCTGCGCATTATGATAATTACTTTCTGAACGGACTAACAATGGAGTCGATACTTAAAGATGCGCAGCAGAGCGATGACAGATTGGATTTGTTTGCAAGTGGCGGACATCCCAACAAAGCAGGGCATGAATATTTCACAATTAGGTTGCATGATTTTGCAAAAGAACGTATAATATAACTATGATATTAGTAGGTATTGGATGCAGTTTTACTCAAGGAGCAGGCTTGGCAGCAGATCCTCTGCATTCTTATGAATATAATACTCCCTATAGAGAAAAAAATTGTTGGGTAGGACAACTTGCTGATAAACTAGGACAAAGCTACATTAATTTAGGGGATGGCGGCGCAGGCAATTTTGCAATAGGACAAAATTTTGCACGTTTTATCAACTATGATTTGCATATGTGTGACCAACCTATTATGGTGTGTGTGGGATGGACACAAGTTGATAGGATGAGTTGGTGGGACGAAGAAGCGTATCACTGGGCTCACAGTAGTTGGTGGGACGGGCAGGGATTAATTCCCTGGCCAGGACTAGCCGGGACGGCAAATAAGTTTGAAAATAGTAGAAAAGAATGGTTATTGCACAGCCAAGGAGGAGAAGGAGATGGGAATCAGGCACTCACCGATAGTGCAAAATTATTAGTAAACAGTGTGTGTGAATCTAGAAATATTCCGTTATTGCAGTTCAATGCATTGGGTGATCATCATACATATCATGATTATAAAAATTATTATTTGCCTGATACAAATACCCAAGATTATCTTAAATCTGATCAACTAATACCCAATGATGGGCATCCTAACGAATTAGGTCACACTGATATAGCCTCGAGATTGTATAATTTTGTAAATGAATGTAAAATATTATAGATGAATAGTATACAACAAGCAGTTATTGATGCCTTGCCGGGCAAGCAAAAGCGCACCACTAACGGGTGGATTTCGTTTAATGCTGTATGCTGTCATCACAATGGTGAGAGCATGGACAAGCGTAGCAGAGGTGGTGTTATTGCAAATGGTGAAGCAATAAGTTATCACTGCTTTAACTGCAACTTTAAAACAGGATGGCAGCCAGGCAGACACATTAGTTTTAAAATGCGCAAACTGCTCGCATGGCTTGGCGTAGATGAAAATACTCGCAGTATGCTTAACATTGAAGCACTGCGTATCAAAGACACAGTGGTAATAGAACAAGAACTTGACGAAGAGTTTAAAATAGAATTTAAACCTCGTCCACTACCAGACAATGTTGTTACACTTGATCGTGCGCCACAAGCAGTGCAGGACTATGTAACACAACGAGGACTGGATAGCACAAGACTGCTATACAGTAACACAAAGCCTGCAGGTATGTGGAAGCGTTTTATTATTCCTTGCACATATGAAAACAAACTAATTGGATATACTGCAAGAACAACAGATGAAAACAGCAAGCCAAAGTATCACAATAGTTACGACACAGGCTATGTATATGGCATGGATGATCAGTTACTCAACGCAAAGTTTGTTGTTGTAACAGAAGGTATATTGGATGCAATGTGTATTGGCGGTGTTGGAATACTAAGTAACAATGCCAGTGAAACACAAGCAGAAATTATTGACACACTTGCTAGAGAAGTTATACTAGTACCAGACAGAGATGCAGCAGGACAACGTCTAATTGATGATGCACTTGAGTATGGATGGAGTGTTAGTTTTCCTGAATGGGAACCAGATGTTAAAGACATTAATGATGCAGTTGTGCGCTATGGTAAACTGTTTACACTAAAAAGTATTATTAATGCAAAGCAAACAATGAGTTTAAAAATTAATTTAATGAGAAAAAAATGGTAGATAGCAGCGAACTACAAGCATACTACTTGATGGCTGGTAATCAGCGTGTTAATAAAACTATAGGATTTTGTGGATGTAGTTATACCTATGGAACTGGCGTTGAGGAATACGAACGTTACAGTAGTCTGGTGCTCGATCAACTTGATGCAATAGGTATAAATCTTGCACGCCGCGGCGCCAGCAACACAGATATATTTCACCAAGCACTAGAATTAGTGAATGATGTCGATTACCTTGTTGTTCAGTGGAGTGCAGGTGGCAGAGGAGATTAGCATGTTTATAACGATTCGCCTCCAGATTGGATAAATTCTCGCAGATGGAAAACTTTTTGTGAAGTATACAAGATGATAGACTCGCAGTATAATCAATATAGATGGCTGAACAGAAGAATTAACATTTTGGCAAAACTGAGTAACAAACCAATTGTGTACATAAATGGACTGCTTCCGGTATATGACAGTTTATTAGGTGATAAAAATGATCTTGATAAGTTAGACGATGATACCAAAAACTTTTTAGAATTTGATCTACGGCCCGATGATGTACTACATCAAAGGCTGCAAAGTAGTAGACAATTGCTACAGGTTATTGATCAAAATTGGCTATATAAAACACCACTGAAAAAAATTGATGTTGGCACAGATGGCAAACATCCTGGACCAGAAACTCATAGACAAATAGCAAACAAGATAGTAGAATATATAAATGGCTAAAGAATATACAGCAGACTTACAAAAGTTGTTTTTAGAAATGATGTTGCATGATGCACAGAACTTTGTGCGTGTGCAAAACATCTATAACGTGGATAACTTTGATCGTAGTTTACATGATACTGCAGTGTTTATTAAAGAACACAGTGATGATCATGGTGCACTTCCTACACATGAACAGGTTAGGGCAGTAACAGGTGTTGAATTAAAGCCTGTTCCAGAGATTACAGAAAGTCACAATGATTGGTTCCTCGCAGAGTTTGAAAGATTCACCAAGCGGCAGGAACTAGAACGTGCCATTCTTAAGAGTGCAGATTTACTTGAGAAGGGCGAATATGAGCCAGTTGAAAAGATCATCAAAGATGCAGTGCAGATCAGTCTTACAAAAGACATGGGCACAAACTACTTTGAAGATCCCAGAGCAAGACTTATGGCACTGAAAGACAATAACGGACAGATTAGCACAGGCTGGCCCGCTATGGATCGTAAACTGTTTGGCGGTATGAACAAAGGTGAACTCAATATTTTTGCAGGTGGATCAGGATCAGGTAAGAGTTTGTTTATGCAGAACCTAGCAGTCAACTGGGTAACACAAGGACTAAGCGGCGTATACTTGAGTTTGGAACTTAGTGAAGGACTTAGTGCTATGCGTATTGACAGTATGCTTACTAACGTAAGTACTAAAGAAGTGTTCAAAGACTTGGACACAGTAGAAATGAAAGTTAAAATGGTGGGCAAGAAAGCAGGCAACTTGCAAATCAAATACATGCCAGCACAAAGCAATGTAAATGACATTAGATCATACTTAAAAGAACTGCAGATTAAAAATGGCTGGCGAGTAGACTTCTTGCTTATTGACTACTTGGATTTGCTTATGCCGGTTAGTGCTAAAGTTAGTCCAAGTGACTTGTTTGTTAAAGACAAGTATGTTAGTGAAGAACTGCGTAACTTGGCAAAAGAACTTAACTGTGTATTTGTAACAGCATCGCAGTTGAACAGAGGTGCTGTAGATGAGATTGAATTTGATCACAGTCATATCTCAGGTGGCTTGAGTAAGATTAACACAGCGGATAATGTGTTTGGTATCTTTACTAGCCGTGCAATGCGTGAGCGTGGACGCTATCAGATACAGTTGATGAAAACTAGAAGTAGTAGCGGCGTAGGTCAAAAGATTGATCTTGGCTTTAACTTGGAAAGTCTGCGTATTACAGACTTAGGTGAAGATGAAGATGCTCCGCAACAAACTACAGGCAGTAATATTATGAATCGTATTAAAAGCAATGGTGTTGTGGAAGCAAGTGACAATGTTGCCACTCCCACTGCTAGTGTGCAGAGCAGCAAACTTAAAGACATGTTAGCGGGATTAAAAAGTGAATAAATGGCCATGCAGTGAGCCTTATAATTCTGCTTACTTGGAACAAACACAATTTGGATTACAGGTTGCTCCGTGCTGCGTAGCGAAAACACAACCATACGATTGCAACTACGACTTGCATAACCAACCTTACTTGTATAATATCATACAACAGTTTGATAATGGTGTTGTACCGGATTCCTGCAAAAATTGTGTCTATCATGAACAAGCTGGCTACAAAAGTAGACGACAGAAGACAGGACAACAGCCTATACAAAATAAACTTAAAAACTTAGAAATACATGTTGGTAATTATTGCAATCTTAAATGTGTTATTTGTAATAATAGTTGGAGTAGTTCATGGCGCAAAGACACTGAAGCAATGGGATTTAAAACTTATGATAATTTTAAGTTCGAACCAGACAGTATTAATGCTGATCTTAGTACGGTAGAATGGTTACACTTTAACGGAGGTGAACCGTTATTTACTAACATACATCTAGATGTTCTTAATCGTATACCTAATCCTTCACAATGCATAGTGTACTATAATACCAATGGAACTATTCGTATTAAGCCATCTGTGTTTGAACTTTGGAGTAAATTCAAACTAGTAAAACTTGTGTTTAGTATAGACGATATTGGAACTAGATTTAACTATCAGCGTACAAATGCAGATTGGAATGAAGTTGAATCCAACATGTTCTGGTATAGAGAAACTGCTCCTGTTAACATGATGTTTGGAATCAACAGAACTATAAGCAAACTAAATCAACCTTATCTTAGTGAACTGGATGAATGGTTTGCAGAAAATTTCACTACAAATAGGCTAGGGGATCCAAATGACTTTAGCGAGCAACTTGCAGGTGGTCCTACTTCTCTTGACAGCAAAACTTACGAAGATTATATATCGAGGTTAGATACTATACGTTCTTAGCAATCTTTGCTTCGTATAAATCCATACTGTGATCTCTTGCACCATCAAAGAACTCGCGCTTGCTCCAAGCACGAAAGCGTCCACGCCAACTATCCTTGAACTTTTGCCATGGTGTCATCTTGCGAATATAACCATAGTAGTTGATGTAGTGTAGTTCGCCTCTGTGACGGAAACCCATTACAGCAAATGGTACACGAGGTACAATGTCGTTGTTGTTTACATATCTATGATGCTCAAATGTACATTTAGCAGCCCATACACGCCCACCTACACGAGGTTGACCATATGTATAACAAGCAACAACACGATCCTGTAAGCGACTTGCTGCAAGTGCTGCCATTGCACCACCTAGGCTGTGTCCACAAATATAAAGTGCTTTTTTCTTACGAGCAGGTGTACTAATGTATGCCTCTACCTGTTCCCAGATACGATTTAGGTATTCATAAAATCCTGCATGCACCATGCCCCAGGTTTTACTCTTACGCTTCCACGCTTTTAGGTCTGCTTTGATATCACTAAACTCTTTTGGCTCTGTGCCTCTAAATGCAAGCACAACACGTTCACTGTTTTCTACAATTAAACATTCTGCACCTTTGTGATCTACTAATACACTTTTTGTATATCCAAGTTCATGTACTGCAGGCTTGCTTTCTTTTTGTGTTAGATAGGCTATTTTAGCCAGAGTTGCAAAGTGCAACCCGGGGGTTTCTATGCTTGACATATTCTCTCTCCATGTTACAATAATGTAATGTTGTATTTAACCGATAAATACTAAAAACGATAGGATAAAAACCATGCGTAAACAAACTCGTAGTATACTACACGAACTAAACAGCATGATTGTTGAAAAAGATAGACAACATGTAATGGAAAGTCGAGCAACTAACGTGATAGAGAGCGCAATCAATCTTATTAATGAAATGCACAAGCATTATGATGAAGATGTAGCAGGAGACCTAGAGCGTCGACTGTTAAACAGTATTAAACATCAGGACAGTCGTAAGTTTGTGCGAGGTATTCGGAAAGTCAACGAAAGCAAATGCGCTTCAGAGAAATAGTAGCCGAGGCTGCTGAAGGCAAAAATCTGCACTTAGAACACATTGAAGATCTAGTATTTCTTCAAGGTGCTAGTGGTGCGCAGAGTGCGCTGCAATATATTAACAGTGTAAGAGATATGCTGGAAGAAGGCGGCACAGTAAACAGTAGCGTAACTGTAAAGTGGGATGGTGCTCCTGCTATCTTTGTAGGCACAGATCCAGCAGACGGCAAGTTTTTTGTTGGTACTAAAGGCGTGTTTAGTAAAACAGGCAAACTTGTTAAAAGCACTGCAGACCTTGACAAGTATGGATACAGCGGCGGCTTGCGTGACAAGCTCGCACTAGCACTAAAACTACTTCCAAGTTTAGGTATACAAGGTGTGCTGCAAGGCGACATGATGTATACCAAAAGTGATCTAGAAACTGCTGACATTGACGGCGAGTCAAGTTGGGTGTTTCAGCCTAACACTATTGCTTATGCTGTTCCTAAAGACAGCGAACTAGGCAAGCGTATTGCAGCAAGTCAAATGGGTATCATCTTTCACACAACCTACACAGGCGACAGCATGGAAAACATGCAAGCAAGTTTTGGTGCAAATGTAAGTGAACTAAACAAAACCAGTGCAGTATGGTTTGACGATGCAACCTACAAAGACCTAAGTGGACAAGCAAGTCTCACACAACAAGAGAACAAACAAATACTACAAGGACTAAATGCTGCAGCAGGCGCACTTAAAACTGCAGACTTTGCGGCAGTCAGTGGCGACTACAAAGCACTTATGATGCAGTATGTAAATGCAAGAATACGCAGAGGTGATACACAAATTGATGATGCGCAGAGTTTTGCCACAGACTTTACGCAGTGGTACAATGATTACATACAAAAAGAGATTGCAAAACTAAAGAATCAAGACTCTGAGAGTCCTGCAGTTAAGAAGCGTACAGATAAGATAGAAGCACAAAACAAATTTGTCAGTGATAACATGACAGGTATTGCAAGTGCGTTGGCAGTATACAAAGACATTATTGCACTAAAAAATATGTTAATAAGTAAGTTAAATAAAGTAGACAGTGTTAAGTCGCTGTTGCGCACAGATACAGGCTATACTGTAACAAACCCAGAAGGTTTTGTTGCTATCGGCACAGACAGTGGCGCAGTTAAACTAGTTGACCGCATGGAGTTTAGTAAAAACAACTTCAATGCTGTTAAGAATTGGAGCAAGTAGTGAGAGCAAAAGAATTTATCAGTGAAGATCGTCAAAAGTTAGATGAAATTGCGCCACTTGCTGTTGCCGGTTGGGCTCTTACTGCTGGTACTGCAGCCTGGCAAGCATACGACACTTACAATGATATTCAAACATATAATAAAAGTGAAAAAACTGAAGCAGACTTGGATAAACTAAAAGCAGCAGTTGGCATGGATGTTCTTGCACTAGTTGCAGGCGGCGCTGCTGGCAAACTAGTTGGCAAAACTATTAGTCTAGGTGCAACGCCATTTAAGGCTGTAAAAAAGATATACGATGCAAGAAAGCAAGCAGACGCAGCAAAAAAGGCTGCTGAAAAAAGCGCCGCGGCTGCTGAAAAAGCTGCTAAAAAAGCAGAACCAATGAAAAGCGTAAAAACTCCTGGCGCAAGTATTGGAAGTACAACGACAAAAGTAGCACAGCAGCCTAAAACAGCAACACAAAAAATTAAAGATTTTGTTAAAGGACCTGGCGATGAAGCAGCAGGCGCTGCAGCAGCAAAACTTGCTAAAAAGAAAAAATCAAAAGGTGATGTTAATAAATCTGCAGGTGCAACAGCCGGCAAAACAACAAGCAAATTGAAACCTCCTTTAAAGGCGACAACTGCAGCAGGCGCACTAGCAGGAAAAGCAGCTCTAGACCAATTTAATAAATTGCAAAAAGGATTTGATGACTGGGAAAAAAATCGCAATGCTGCTAATACAGCAGGTGCCAACAGTTATGTATACACAGGTGATAAAAAAGATCCACCTAAGAGTGACTTTGTTGCAAAGAATCTAGACCTAGAACGATTAAAGGCAAAAAAATAATGGCATTTGAATTTATCAGAGAAGAAATTACAGAAGCAAGGTACATCCGCACTGCGGCAGATACCATTGGCAGAGACATGACAGATGTAGGCGAAAGTTTCTTTGAGCAACTACTAATGCTACAGCAAATGCGTTTTGAAAATCCACAATTTGCAGCTAAGTATGCTAAAGATACACTAAAGTTTATGAATTTTAGTAGCGTAAAGCCTGGAGCAACTGACTTACATAATCTTGCAAGTATTATTGCTAATCCAAGTAAGTATAAAGGTGTAACCAGCGGCGGCGCAGTTAGTTTTGATGAGCTAGGGTTTAAACGTTACTTGCGTGATATTGCAGCAGGCAGAAGTAACACTGCAATGGATAGAACATTCTTAATGAAGCAGCAACGTAACTTAGGTATTAAAAATACTTTTCTTAAACAAGCAAGACGTGCAAGTGCAGATTATGGACGTACTAGTCAAGGCGAGCGCACTGGACTAAGTGCAAGAATGGTAAACAGTCAACGTCAGGATGGCAAGTTTCGCAGTGATATTAGCAAGCAGTACATGGGCACGGTAGCAGATAAGAAACTTGTTCCTAAAGATAAAAAAGGCTTGCCACTGTGGGCTAAAGCAGCAGGCGGATTTGCAGCTGGTGTTCTTGCCAGTAAAATGATAGACTAAATCCTAGTTTTCTTATAAATACTTGTAAGCAAGAATAGACTTGCACAAATAGGAGATAAGAAAATGGCAGACGTAACTCGTGTAAACGGTAACGCAAAAGCACACGGTTCAGCAGCAGGCGCAATTTCTGCAGACGAACTAGTGATTCTAAACGGTCCAGATCTGGACTTTTTCAAAATTATTGTAACTAACGGTTCAGCAGAAGTTGTTGATATCCGCAACGAACTAGACGCAGCAGAGTCAGTTGTAGCAATCATGCAAGCAATTGAAACAAAAGGCAATGTAGAAA